CAAGAAACGCTACACATTTCGCGGAAAATCCTGATTTTTTTGGACCAAGACCCCGCGCGCGACAACGTAACACACCCAAATGAGGGCGTGTCGGGGTTGTAGCGCAGTCTATATGCGAGAAGTGCAGCTCCATCGGCTCTGGCTTTCTTCGGTGTAAAAACCAAAGTTCGCACGCGCCAATAACCACAGCCATAGTGGCTACCTTTATGGAGACTAATCAAAGCAACGACCTGTTCAGGTTCGGAGGCGATTCCACCGTCAAGAACCCTATCCTTTGAAAGGATCGGTATCCTGAGGTAGTCCTCTCCTACTAGGGTCTTTAGATGCTCCTCGGCTTCTCGCAGTGCAGGTAAAAATCGCCCGTCACCAACGAGAACCCCATCGTGCACCCAGCCTCGGTCAATCGAATGATAAAAGAGCCGATTATACAGACGATAAAGACCAGCGATATTGTCGCTAGTGTACTCAGGACCGCCCTCTGTAAGGGCGACCTCGGCACGTGGTCCGTAGTCGTCAGCTCCATTGTCACTCTCTGGCTTCTTCTGGTAGATAGGTGTGACATCAAAACCTCCGTAAAAATGTTTACCGCACGACTCGCGAAACAGACCGTCCGAATGCGTTTTCTTTTTGTTGAGTGTAAACCCAACGAAAGAAAACAGTTCGGATAGGTCGTCGACGAGATGTGCGGGGAGAATGATGTCGTCACCGTATACCGAAACCAGTGCACCGCCGTACCCGCTAACTTCCGCCAACCCTCGGCAGAGGCCCCAGAATATAAGGGTCTCCATCTCAAAGGTATAGCCGTTTCCCATACTCGAAAACATCTCGAGGCGGGTCGCGGTCTCATCTGGCAAAAGGCTAGCCGGTGAGCGCAGGTCATCCAGCATCTGCGCCCAAGGCTCAGGGAACAGCAACCAAACTAGTTCCCTACATATGGTGTTTGAAGCATTCTTAAGATCAACGGTCGCAAGACCCAGATCGCAAGCACGCTCTGCAAGGACCTGATTCACTTCCTGTGAAGTCAGATCAACACCGACGCGAAGGAGGCATTGACGGAAGTACGATCCAATTCCGAGCTGGAGGAAGAGATTCCCTGTCGGCTCGGCTGCGATCGTCCTTTTTGTCTTCGCGTTTTTATCGACCAGCACCACCCTATTCCCGTCGACGACGTTGAATTCGTCGTCTAGGAGAGAAAGTGGTCCGGCGGCTTCTAACCC